TCCTAATATTGTAAAAACTATGCCAATTGCTAATATTAGATATATTGGCAAGCTTCCGACAGAGGAATATTATGGACTGTTACAAAATAGTCATTTAATTTGTTCTAATCATCGTACTAATTATTCTGGTAGGTATCTAGCAGAAGCCGCTATGTTTTCTGTGCCGATTTTATCATCCCCTTCTGGAGGCAGTATGCAATTTTTGACTGACGACAATAGCTTGTTTTTCAAGACCAAGAATATGGATGGTCCTGAAAATTTTGTGCCTTGTGAAGAATGTTACGCAGGATTGTTTGGCGTTGTTGAGAAAAATTATAATAACCTGATTCGATTCGCTTATAGGTGTCGTGCGGTGGTTTCGCGATTATATTCGCAGTCATATTACACAGACACCCTAAAATATATTCAGGAGGCAACAGAATTATGAAATATATATTTTTCGGATTACCAACTTACATGTCCGACCGAATATTAAACATATTTGGATCACTAAGCAATGTGGCTAGTTCTACTAATATTATTGGTACTCCGGCAGAATCATTAGATGTTGGTACTGTTATCAATATCAAAGAGAGAATCAAAGCATCTCCGCATACAGCAGTATATCTACCAGCATATCCTCTCAATATGTTGCCTGTGTTTTCAAAGTTGCCTCCTGGAGATTTTCGATATACATTGATTTATTTGAAATATAGCATTTATGATTATATTCTATACAAGACCATTGAATCAATGCAAAGTGCATCTTTGTCTCTTCAGGATATTAATCGGTTTATTTTGACGAATGATTCGCATGTAAGAAGTTGGAAATCTCAATTCGAACAAGCAAGCAGAACTGGTGTTTTTGATTTGTCGTTTGCTCTTCAATTTGATGTAGCGAGATACGTTAAAGATCCATCCAAATACATTAAGGAATTTACGGATGTATCGGAATCTGTTATTAGTGGATCTGTGGCAAACAATAAAATTGATAATCCTCTTTATCTGAATAGATATAATGTACCTGAACACTATTATAACTCGACCAAAGACATCATGCTTGGTGATAATACATTACAACATATACTAGAACTCTAATGCCTCTTACTATTCCAAAATTTCAACGTAACGCAGACGCCATCGTGGCATATGTCCAACAACCGCATATAGCAGAACTTTTTAGACCAAGAGAAGGTCATCTTTCTCACGGAGATACCTATGGCCATAGCTCACGATTCTCTAGTCTTCTAAGTGAAGACATGCCAAAAGAATTAGTTAATTTAATCTTTTCAGGGGGCGGATGGGATGAAGACCTGAAGGACTTCTATCAGTTTATTCAAATTCAACGTTACATGCCGGGCGATTATATTGCACCACACCAAGACAAGTATGCAATTAAAAAATTGCATCTCGTATGCCTTACCACAAGTCAAAGTAACGGATTCTACGTCTTTGAGGACGATCGTTTGCACCGCATAGACGACGAAGCGGGTGCAAAAATCGAATTTGAATACGACGCCGTGCACTTTGTACCCACTTGCAATTATGAAAGATATTCATTAGTTATAGCCGAATAAAGATTATGGATAATAACTTATACGCCCTTTTCAATAAAACAAATAAAAAATTTGTATGCTTTTCTATTGGTAGTGAAAATTTGCCACCCGGCTCATTATATCGAAAGATTGAAATAGAGGGAGGCTTTAATCTAGACGCATACGAATGGATAGGAGATTATGATGATGGCCAATTTGTAGACAAAAGCCAACAGCCGTTTAAGATATCGGAAGTCGATTTGCAAAAGCAAATGTATGATGTCTTTTTCCGAAAATTCGAACCAGTATACGTATTGATGAATATTATCAACACCTTACTGATCCAATACGAAAAAGACCAATTGCCTTGGGTGGATGAGCCAATGGAAGAAATGTTGCAATTTTACCGAAAGCTCCTTATTAGAACAGAAACGGATGCTAAGTTTTACCAGAATTCAAAATTCCATACATATGTAACTAAGCAGCAGATAGAGGATGACTTCCAGTCTCGTTTGGAGAACTGATGAAAAAATACGCACAATTCAAACAAGGAGTATATAAACCACTTAACAGGGCGAAGTGCACAAACTCTGGTAATATTATCTACCGTAGTTTTCTGGAAAGAAAATTTATGATCTGGTGTGATAAGAACGCCAATGTCATTGAATGGGGCTCTGAGAATGTGATAGTCCCGTACGTTTCTCCTATTGATAATGCAGTTCATCGTTATATCGTCGATATGTACGTTAAAGTCCGCGAACGCGATAAGATCTGCAAATACCTCATTGAAATCAAGCCTTATAAGCAAACCATTCAGCCTACTATTACTAAAAAGAAAAAAGAATCAACTATCATTCATGAGCATGCAACATGGGTGGTAAACAATGCCAAATGGGAAGCAGCAAAAGGCTTTGCAAACAAGTACGGCATGAAATTTATTATCATCACAGATAAAGATTTGGATAATACGTGTAAGTAATTTTACATGTCCAAGAAAAAGCGACTTCGGCACCCCGAAGAAACTGATGAGCTTGCCAGAGTATATTTTGGCAGGGAAATTGACGGTCTAAATTTTAAAATCTATTGCAAATTTGATTTCAACGAAACACACAAAAGATTTTTACAGCTATTAGACGATGTAGACACAAAAATGGTCATGGTAGATGGCCCCGCTGGATCAGGTAAAACATATCTATCTGTTCTTGCAGGACTAAAGCACCTATCACAGAGACACTTCGAAAAAATTGTATATATTCGAAGCATAGCAGAATCCGCAGCGAAAAGTATTGGATCATTGCCTGGTGAATTGGATGAAAAATTCAAACCATGGTCAATTCCGTTAATGGAAAAATTATCAGAGCTAATTGATCGCACTACTATCGCAAATTTAATGGAAGACAATAGAATCGAGTGTGTTCCTGTTAACTTTGTAAGAGGCATGACATTCCACGATAGCTTTGTCATTATTGACGAAGCTCAGAATCTTGACTTCAAAGAATTGACCAGTTGTTTAACACGATTTGGTAACAACACTCAATATGTTGTTATTGGAGATGCCAAGCAAGCCGACATCGGCGAGCGTTCTGGATTTACACGTGCTACAAAGGCTTTTGCTGATGTTGAATGTATCGAAAACGGTATTTATTCGTTCAAATTTACTGAGGATGATATTGTTCGTTCTGCAATCCTTAAACTCATAGCACGCAAGCTAGGAGCTGTATAATAACGCAATGATGGCACGATAACCTAGCTAAAGTTATCGTGCCATCCTATAGTTATCGTTCTGTATTATTTGTCGTATTTCACTTTATAGTGAGATACTAGCATTTCATAGAATCTTTCATTTGGGTTTGCGATAGACTGGCCTGCGTGTTCGTATTTGGTTCTTGAATGTGGTTTATACAAATAAGATAGCCATTGATATCCTAAACACTCTTCGCAGAACTTTGCAATCGCGCATGAATTATACTCGCCACTATGGCAGTCGATAATAATATTTTTCTTTGCATTTGCAATAAAATTGATAATTGCATCAACACATTGCAGTTCATGAGAGTCTTCTTTTAGCACCACAGACAGTTTAGGATACTGATCCAATATATTGTTTGCGGTAATTGTATCAAGTGTAGCATCTTGGATAGATATCCATGAATAATTAATAACATTCAGGCTCCACTTTTCGGCTACCTTTCTTGATATGTTTAGTACCTTTGGAGGCGGCTTGATCATGTGTCATTTTAAAGTATTGCGGTCTAAAGAAAGATCGTAATTTTTATCACACAGCAATGAATTTTTTAAGTCATCTCCATTAATTTCGAATTCTTTTTTATTATCCTCAACGAAAACTAACATATTGCCTTTTTCTTTTTTGCGAACGTAGCTATATATTGTCTTTTTATTGTCTTTTCGGATTGAAAGATAGTATTTTGGAGATTTCATTACAGGGCGATTTTCTTTAAACGGGACTTATCAATAGTACTATTCCGACTACCGATTTGGTATGTAGTAAGATTTTGTTCCTGTGGAGCTGATTGTGATAGAGTTGGGTCGAGATATTCGACTAACCAAGAACCGATTGGATTTTTCTTGCTAGCAAAAATCTTTTCATAGCCCAAACTCGAAAGTCGGTTATTCGCCAACCATTCGATATAT